TTATCAAATTCATGTACAATAGACATAATTTCTCCAACTTTCCAATCATTGTTACCACACCAAAAACCAACAGTTTCACCAATTTTTGGTATAAATGGCATTTTTGTTTCAATCGTAATTCCGTCATCTGTTAAAATTTTAATTTTATTCATTTTTTATTCATTTTATTATTGTTTAATTATGAGATATAGTGCTTTTGCCAAGTGCGTTTAAACCCCTAATTAAATCTATAAATTCCCATACCTCTAAGTCACTTATTTTTCTGTTATCCATTTCAACAAAAACAGGAGTTTTCATTTTTGTTTCATAAGCATCAATAGCCTTTAACCAATTTTCTTTGTTTCGCCTTACATCGTAGATAATCATTGAAGTATCACAAATAATACTTTCGCCATCGATTACCCTTGTGCTCAATAGTCGTCTCATTGCCTTTGTCAAGCTATTCGCAATCGAAGCAGCAGACCTGTTTTTATTTTTAGCAAAATCCTTTTGAGTTGTATCGCTATTCAAAAACTCTTTCAATAAATTAAATTCCATATCCTTTTTGTTTAGTTTTTATGTTTATTCATTACTTTAGTTACCGACCTAAGAAATTAATCTATTCTTGTAACGGTCATACATTTCTTTGCTAATAGGCATGAGTCTATGCCTACATCTAAAACCGCCGCAATCGACAAACGGACTATATGGTGTTGATTTGCCCTGCCATGTTAAGTTACTCCAGTTTAAAACCTCTTTTTTTGTAAAAACCTTTCGATTCCTTTCTCTACAGAACTCTCTACTGTTGTCGATAATGCCTCCTGTGTATAAATAATGGGACAATTTGATGTAATCACCCATGTCCTTTGTGATTATCCGTTCTCGCATATGGAGCGAATCAAAAACAAGTTGCTTTGCTGCACTCGTTGGACTTGGTAACGTTTTAATCAGTTCTTTAAACCCTATTCCCTTGCTTATCTTGTCTAAAATGTCCTGTCGAAAGTTCTTGTTAACCGCCGGGTTAAAAGGCTGCTTCATGAGCTTAAAAATAGCCTGTTGACGCATGTATTCCAAATCATCAGAAGCTTTCACAAACGCCTTAAAATAGTTTGAAGTAGAATTGACCACCGTATTTATTCCATTCTGAAAAGTACGCTCAATAGATGTAAAGTCAACCGATGCAAGTATCTTTTTCAACCTTGCCATTAAAGCCCTGTTCTTTGTGTTTCGCTTTACCTTGCCATTGTCATCAACTTCTAACTGCTTTAAAACCTTTGTTTCGATTTCCCGAACAAGTTTCTTGCTTATCCTGTCAAGTTGCTTTAACGCACGCTCTTCTATTACGTTTGTCGATGCTTCTTGCTTGTTTGCCAGTCTTATTAGTTCGGATATGGTCATTTAATCAGTTCAGGATTTTCGTATATATTTCCTTTAATTTCAATATTAACAACATCGCACCTCCATCTACTATTTAGCATAAATGGATAAAACGAGGCTGATCTTTCATCATAACTTACTACAATTGGTTCATCCTCAAAATCCCTATCGTCATTTGACATTTCATATTCTGTATGTCCAGTAACTATATCTCCTTCAAAAATATCTTTGTCGTTTTTATCTTTCAGTCCTGTAAATTGCATTGGAATAATATCTTCAACACTAAAGTCATAAGTCAATGGCTTTCTATAATTCATCGACCTTAATTGTTTATCCCAAAATCTAAATTTTAATTCTCTCATTTCATCATTTGTTTAGTTATCCAAAGATACAAAATTAACCCTTATGCCTACAATATTTCATACCTAACAAGTGGTATTTTTAACATTAAAATATTTCATATACAAAAAAGGGATGTATTGCTACACCCCATAATTCAATTTAAAATACTACTTCTTTAATCTATTAATCCCTTACGGTGCAACTGTTTGATGATTTCTAAGACATTGTAACTATTACCTTGTTCATCATCAATGGTTAACGGTTGCCATTTGTATGTAACGGTTCCTTGATGAGTAAGTAGATAATTTACTTTACCTCTCTCTTCTAACCAATTTTCAACATCTGCATGATGAACCATTGACAATCTTTCTTCTAAAGGTAAACTTGCTTCTGTTTCTGAATTAGCAAACCTTTCACGTCTGCTTTCTGATAATAAAAACTCTCCGAACGATACTAAGTCGCCCCTGTTAAAATTAATGTTCATACGATATTCTATTTTCATCGTAACTGCAAAATTGCAAAACAAATATAATGTTTCTTTCTTACTTATGCAAATATTGTATTCGTTTCCGGTTCTGCAATAACTTCAGGAACATACTTTAACACATATTCGTCAATCAACTTCTCCTGCTCCTTATTGTCAAAAACATAGAACTTTGGATGATCGTTTTCAATGTTCCTTTTTATTTCATCGTAGTAAACAAATCTTACCCTTAATTTATCCTGTGGTGACATTTCGGCAATAATAAAACTTCTTTCGTTTTCTGTGATGTCTTTCCACGGTCTGAATTTCTCCCACGTCTGAACCCATTGAACGTTATCGGAATTGCCCTGTGACTGCTTGACAAGTATCTTAGCGTCTATATTCTCAATAATTGCATAAGGTACACCGGCCTTAACCGCCTTATCTCTTTGACCTAAAAGCATGTCCAATGTTTCTAACTGCAAGTCAGTAGGGAAAGCATGGTCAATTATCAACTTTTCATCTGAATCCATGTAAATAGCCACCTGCATAGCCATGTTCTTGTAAACCCTCGATATGTTATTGCCACATTTGTACAAAACATTCTGAATATTATCAAACGAAAGCATATTTTCAGTGGCTGTCTTTGCACCACCTTGAACGCCTACCATTTCAGGTAACTGACTGTTGAAAATGGCACTTAATATTTCTTCAATATCGTCATTTATGTTTTCCTTTTGAATCTTCATCAACTCAATAGGTATTTCAACATAATAAACCATGTCTTTTAACGGGATATGTTCGCTCTTGTCATCAGGGTACTTCATTAATATGATGTCCTGAGTTGAACGGTGCATAACCAAGCCTGTACCTTGACATTTATCACAATGTTTGTTTGTGATAGACATTATTCCATCAATACACGTGTTATTGCCGTCCTCTGTTTCCTCAAAATAAGAACACACATTACCATATTGGTACTTCTGTAAGAATCCATGCAATGCTTTGCTTAGGTCGTATTCTATACCGTCATTGATTAACCTTTTATATGGCTTTTCTGCTGCTTCTAAGATCCCAACAAACGTCTTTCTATCCGTTTCTGCATCCCTTAAATAACCTACTTGAAAAACAGGTGTTTGCTTAGATACAGTGCTTCTTACTTCAATATCGTACTCAACATCCTTAATCTCAATCTGACCGCTTACATCCGTTGCCTTTTGTCTTACAATTATCGACCAATCAGGAGCCAACATAGTAAACACATCCAATCCATCCACCTTCTGACGTGCAATAAAGTATGTTACCTTATTGTTGATTATTTCATAGTGGTAAACCTGTTCTGAGTGATATTCAACCGGAAATGGATATGTTTTGCCATCCCTGCCCTTCATAAAGTCTATTCCTATCCATGCGTTTGGATCGTAGAAGTTGTAAAATATTGTCGTGTCGTGGATGTAATCGTTGAAAGACTGGTTATTGTGAAAGTCCATGAAGTAACGTTCCACTTCCTCCGGCTTCTCTTCGCTGTCCATATAATACATGTTGTCCACAACGTTATCAACACGTCTTAAGCGGTCAATAATAGAGTAAACTTTGTTCGATACAAATTGCGTACGGGAGTTGTAAATTGACAATCTTTGTATCTTCTGTTCATCCGTTTCTCGTGGCTTGTATTGAAGTACATATTTATCCTGACAATTGCCTGTCATAATTTGTTTATAGAACACCGCTAAGTCGACTGTTCTTTTATAATGCTCGTGGTGCTTTTGTCCTGCAATAGCATCAATCATTATTTTTTGTAGTTCCTCTTTTGTGTACATTATATCATTATTTCTTCAAATTCTTGTTTTATTGGATGGCATAATATCTTACCATTATCGCTCCATAAAGAATAGCGACCCACCATTATTTCTCTAACTTTGTAAATTTTACCATTTGTTCTGTTTATACCGTGCATTGATATACACCTCATTTCCTTTTCTGTTTCAACTGCATTTTCGTACTTCATGAGTAGAACCTCTTGCATCATTTGTCCCTCTCGTTGATCTATTTCATCTTGCCTTACACCATAGTTAGTTCTCATACTTTATTTAGTTTATTCTTAGCTTCGTGGTCTTCATAAAGACGTTTAAATGGATTGCTTTTCGCCCACTTTTCGAATTTTTCCTTCGGCACGTCGCCATTTTCACTGCATACTTCCTTTTCAAAGTTTTCCATAAATTCAGCTGTTGCACTTAATGATCCTGCAAGTACTTCATGTACGTTAACATCTTTTTCTTCCTTATTCATAATATTATATTTTATTCTGTAACTTTTCGTCTTAAATATTTACCGTAGCGATATGCCAAAAAACTATCTGAAGCGTCCGACATATGCCCGTATTTCTCACATGCTATGCCGTCAACAAGTACCTTCTTTTTAGATTTCGTTCCGTTGCTATCTTCCATAACATTCTCAAAATCCGCAATAGTATAAACACATCCACTATCTACCCTTACATCAACATCATACCTTCCCCTTAACAAAGCCGTCATAAACTCTCTTCTACCTATCTTGCCATATCCGACCGCCCTATCTCTTACATTCTGCTTCAACAAACAAAGTGAATTAGAACGCAAATAACGCCTTAACTCATTCTGAACTATTGAGAAGTAACTTTTTAGCTCCGTTGGCTGATTACTCGCACCTGACGAATCACCGTACAAATATAAGCCATTTACGCATAAATGTGAGAAATCATTTAAAAAAGCCTTGCATGTTCTTTCAATAGTGTTCTTTGGTGACTTCATTGCATATTCTTTGATGCACCTTGCTTCATCTCTTTGTCCTGTTTTGACCTGCCAAACCTGTAATGTCATATACGGATTAACGTTAAAGTCAAAAGTGATGTGAAGTGGCAAATTAGGTAAATATCCGTACTTGCCGACATGCGTCTTTATCTCAAAGCTGCTATAATATTCTATTCCTGTTTTGCTAAATGGAGAACCATAAACAAGACGTTCCGCTTCATCAGGCGTTAAATCAAGTAATCTGTTCTCTAAATAATTATCCGGTAAGTTCTCTTTATTATGAAAAGCGTTTGCAATGACTATAAACCTACCATTTTCACCGCCCTGAAAGAAATCCGTGTGACTGAATATCTTTAACATTATCTCATCTCGATACTTATCTATGCCAAAGTAATTATTTAACCAATTCAACACTCAAAGAGATATTTAAGCAATGGGCTTCATTGGGCTTTACCAAGTACACAGAAGCCAATCCAAGCGGATCGTACGTTATTGATCGGACACCACCTAAAACATTTACACCACATAAATACATATTCAGGGATAATGATAGTAAAATCTATTGCAAAAATGGTGCAGTTATTGTTGTTGCTTCTTTGGATAATTATATGGCACTTGAAGGTATGGAACTTGGATGGGCGTTGTTGGATGAAGTGGAACAAAGGTAGTAATTACACTAAAAGCATC